TGTGGCGATTGTTCACATGGCATCCCGCGTGAAGTGAACTATTTGGCGTCCCGCCTTCGGTCGCCGAATTGTGAATGAACTAAATTATTACTCTGTCATTTGCAAAGTTTTGCCCGCTTTTTCGGCGGCCGCCTTTGCAGCTTGATATTTTACCGGGTCACGCGCGTCGACGCGCGAAATGGTATATGCAGAACCGCTACCCGTTGAACCGGTAATACCCGTCCCGCGGGCACCGGAACCCGGCCAAGCCGAAGCGAAGTCTTCGCTTTGCTTCATCTGCTTTGCAAGTTCTTTTACGTCCATATGTCCAGTATTTCCCGATTCCAGCGACATACGGTCGGTACCGTCTTCGTCGATAATTCGCAAATGACGGCTCCCGTCGTCTTTCTCGCGAATAACCAACTGATTAAGAATATGCGGCAACATCAACTTTACTGTTTTGTCGTCGCCGTCGCTGGCAAGCAACGCCTGCGTTGCCGCTGTTGTTTTCAAAAGATTGTCAAGCTGAACAGTTCTTGTTTTCAACAGTTCTTCTTTTGCTTGAATCTGCGCCCCGTATTCTTTTGAAAGCTTCTTTTCTTTCTGTTCGATTAATTCTTGTACTTTCTGTTCCGGTGTCCAGCTTGACATTTCTTTTACTTTATCAAGCGCGGTCTTTGCTTCGTCAACGTCAACGCCTTCGTAAGCGGCGAGCATTCTTTTGGCGTCTTCGCTTGCTTTGCGCTCTTTTGAAAGTGCGCTTTTCAATCCCGAAACATCTTCCAATGAATAAAGCGAATTGCCGACTTTGACCGCTTCCGCGTCGAGAAAATACATCCCGTCTTTTTCGACGTATTCCGGCTGAATCGCTTCATTTAGTGCGCCATGTTCTTCGGCGCTGATAACTGCTTTTAATGTCATAAAAAACACTCCGTTTGGCTTCCCGCCGCGTGAAATCCATTCACGCAGAGATAATAAAAAATGCTTATACCGGCGCGGATAAACCATATATTTCGAATTTAGTCAATAGTTTCGCCCGCGCCCCCATGTAATTTATTGTCGCGCGCGCAATCTGGACACTGCACGCGATTATCTAATATCCAACCAATGTCGGTCAAATGACCGATAAATACTTTGAAATCTTCTGCTTCAACGATGTTCATGCCTTTACGCGCCCAAACGCGTTGATAAGCACCGCAATCCGCGCATTTTATTGTGATTGATGTTGATTCGAAATTATCCATTAAAGCCGCTTTTCTAAATCTATTAATTGCGCTAACGTTAACGGTTTATTCTTCCGGTCGATAAATTTCTCAATTGGCAGTTTACCGCGACGGAATAATGCCGCTTTGCCTTTGCCAAGCGCCTCTTCTTGCACCGCGAGCGGTTGACGTTTCAGCCATTCGGGATACGTTACAGACGCGGGAACGCCGCCGTCTAACGATGCCCGCTCGCCTTTTGCGTATGATTTAAATTTCTTGGTGCGCCCGGTAGCCGGATTTTTAAAGCCTTTTAATCCGAGTTCTTCAAACGATTTCGTAATTGGTGTCATCGTGCTGCGGCATTGCATATGAAGCGGCGGCTGGTCTGCGCCGCCTTCGCCGAGTTTGTAAAACTTCCCGTCGTGCGCCATGCAAATATCGGTTGTACGCGCATCAAGCGTCGCAACGAACTGCCAGCCTTTTATAACGTCGCTATTCGCCTGGAACGTTTCCATGCGCGCTGCGTTAGATACGCGTGCAACAGCGGTTCGCGCAAGCGCGGTCGCCTCGCGGCGAACGACACCGAACACGCCGTCTTTGTATCCCATCGCCCGCGTTCCGCGAAGTCTTTGAACGATCTGCGGTATGGTTTCGCCTTGCGCCATGCCAAGTTTTATCGCACGATTCATTCCGACTTTCGTGCGGCGTTCAAGACCGGTGAACCACTCATCCAGCGTTTTGCCGTCTTTCCATTTAACGGACGCGCCGAACGGCTTTGTTTTTACCAGCGTCTTTAACAATTGCGGCGACGGTGTTATTAAATCAATTCCAAAAGCCTTTGGTATCGTGTCGCCGAAAACGGCAAGCTGCCATTCCGCTTCTGAAATCGCGATATCTTGAAGTGATTTTGTAAACTCGGACTTAACCGCACGATAACCGCCTTTTAAAACGCCGTCGGCGGCTCGCATTAACTTGGCAAGTCGTGATTTCGTGAAATGTTCAACGCCGTATCGTTTGATGTGGTCTTTTGCAAGCCGCTGTAGATCGGTTAAAACTTTCTTGTCGAGAAACTTTAGCACCGCTGTCGCTTCGCCGGTCTTTAGCCGTTCAAGAAAAAGCGCGTGGCGAATAGATCGATCCGCGATGCGGTCGTTAATCGGTCGCTTTAATAAATCAGATAATCGTGGATCGTTGCGCGGCAACTATATCACTGATTCCCGTTCAAAATGCATCGTCCGAAACCGTCTCGACAATGGTGCTTGTCTTTAAAAGTATTGCGGCAATCTTCATCAAAAGCACCGCGATTTCTGCGCGCTCAGAATCCGAAAGCCGCTCCGGTATTTCCGCTAAAAGCCGCATATCGGCTTCGTTATTCTTCATCGTCGTCTGCCAAGCCTTCGCCCGGCTCTCGTGGTGGCATATAATCCGCTTCCGCTTCTGCGGCTTCCGCTTCATCTTCAACGTTGATATCGTCGCTCAATAGCGCGCGGCGCTGAATCTCTTTTAACAGCGTGACGCGCGTGATGTTGTTCGTCTCTTTCAGCATGATTAAGCTTTTAACATCTTCTGTTTTCTCAACCGTAATGCCGATATCGTCGAATACTCGCACCGAAAAGTCGGCGGGAAGTTGCACGCTTTTCGAACCGATTAATTCTTCGGCCATTTTATACGCGTCAGCAATTACATTGCTCAACGATCCCGCCCAAGTCTGTATGGTAGATTGACGCTTGTTTTCATCGATGCGTTGTCCGGTCGCCGTCTGGTTGCCTTGTTTTATGAACGGTTGAAGTCCGAGTATTTCCATCCATATCACCAAATCGGAAATCGCCTCGCGCGCGATCCCGGCAGCGGCGCCGCTCGCTTCGACAATCTTTAAATCCGCTTCGGTATTTGTGGTCAAAAGCGCATCGTTAACGCCGACAATCAAACCCGCCTGGACAATCTTTTCCGGCAAGCCTTTGCCGAAGTATTTACCGATAGATGCAAAGCGCACGTAATTGCGATAATCGCTGTACGATTGCCAATGCGCCAAGTTCATTTCCGCAAGCTTTTTCAACGGCGGTTTTGCCGTCATGAATCCGGTACGGTTCGTGTAAAACGTAACCATTGAAATAAACGGTCGCCGGTATTCGCCTTCTTCGGCAATAAAGTATTCGCGCGCATCTTCCGGTTTTTCCCATATCTGCCAGAATCCCGGACCGTCGACGGTATCGGCTTGATAAACGCGAACGTAGTCAATTCTTCTTTCGCCAAACAGTCCGTCGGGTTCCATGCGACTGCCTTTGATGCGAACTTGAAGCAACCGCGTTTCACCGTTAACAGACCCGCCACGCCAACCGATAACGTCTTTCGCTTTGATATGTGCAAAATATGGGTTTTTCGTGCCTCTTAATTCATCTTCGTTCGTAACGGTTTCGGCGGGCAAGTCCACGAATATATGGGAAATTCCGTGATGTAGCGCGTCCGTAAACACTTCGCTGGCAAAGTGCGTCAAATTGCGCCCGTCGTTGTCTGCGTTCGCGCGAATCACGTCAAGCATCGCGGGCATTCCGTCAACCGTGACCGTTACCGGTTTACTGAACGGTTTCGATACGATCTTTTCTGCCGTGTCTTCGTACGCGCCGTAAAGAAACGAGCGATTCAACCGGTTACTATATGCAACCGGCTGTTCTTTCGGTTCAATCGGCAACCACCGCGTCGTTTTCTCGCGCATACGGTCCGTGCCGCCAAGCAAATCGTCGATTAATTCCCATTCTTTCGACATGTTCGTGTATGCTGTACACGGCGTGTCCACTTCGTATTTTTCGGTTGCACCCAATTTAATCACCTTCTTTGGTGGCTTCCGCGATCTTCAACCGCAAAATCTCCGTATCGCGTAGAAATGTTTTTTTGTCAAGCCCGGTCAACGTCTGGTCCGCGTTCACATATGCGTCGTGACGGTCAAAAACGTTGATTTCAAGCTTATTCAGCGCGGGCGTAGATATCGGAGTTGTGCAACCCGCGAAAGCCAACGACAGCGCGAATACAGCGATAATGGCGGGCGTGACGCCGCCGCCATTGCCTTTCTTTGGAATCTTGCCGACAGCAACGCCCGTCGAACCGGATATAAGCATCAACCCGACGTCGGTGCGGTCGATATAGACGAAAATGCAACCGGCGATTAACGACAAAATGCCGATAACGCTGCGATAATCTTTTAGCCAACCCATTTAATCCGCTCCGTTCTGGTCATCAGCCGATGACCGCAATGGTTATAATTCGAATAAGCGACGCAATGAATTGCTCAATATGAAGCAGCGTCTGTTTACTTATGCGCAACGCGTAAATCTCTGCAAGTGCTTGCAACTGGTCTTTTAAATTCTGCGTCAATTCAAACCGGCCCGACTTAGCCACGTCGACG